GCCCACAGGCTAACTTTAAAATCATTATGACGATCCCAGCGCTGGATAACCAGGGATCACTTCAAAGTATTGAGGAAACCATGATCGCCGTGTTTAACAAACTGGCTAACTCCGCGATCGTATTTAGTGTTACCGCTATCTCGGCCCCAACGATTATGAGCCTTGCCAGTGGTGATTTATTAACATCAGAACTATCTATCACCGTACTAACTACATGGAGCTAACTATGGCAGATCAACAGATAACCCCGGCAGATATTGAGGTTTTAAAAAAACTTGGTCTGCCAATTCCAGGAGAAGCAACTAAAAAGAAAGATGAGGAATAAACGATGGCAATTTATTTAGATAATAATGTGGGGCTGAAAATTGCCACCGTTGATCTAAGCGAGTATGTAACAAGCATTACGCTTACACAAACCTTTGATGAAGTCGAGACCACAAGCATGGGGGCATCGTCTCATCAATTTTCAAAAGGTTTGGAGTCCAGCACACTACAGGTGGATTTCCTAAACGATTGGGCTGCATCAAAAGTACAGGCAACTTTGCAAGCTGCTTACGGCACATCCGTAACTGCTTTAATCGTGCCAGTAAAGGGTGCAGTTAGCACAACAATTAGCGCGACTAATCCGCTTTACACAGTATCTATTTTGGTCAATAACTTGACCCCAGTAGGCACAGGTGGCCCAGAAGATTATGCACGCTCATCAATGACATTTACCTGCACATCAGCGGTTGCTTATGCAACTACTGGTACCTGGTAATAACTACTAACTAAGGGGCAAACAATGGCAAGACTAAAGATCGTAAGGGCTACTGGAGAAAGCATCGTAAGCATTACTCCAGTGGTTGAGGTGGCCTTTGAAAAATACGCAGGCCAAGGCCTGTATAAGCAGCTGCGCGAGCATGAGAAAAACAGTGATCTCTACTGGTTGGCTCATAACGCGTTGATGCGTACCGAAGTAATACCGCCATTTGGTGACGACTTTCTAGCTTCGCTTATCTCGGTTGAGGTAATCGAGGATGAAAGCCCAAAAGGATAGATCGGGGTTCATTTACATACTTGGTGGCTTCACTAGCTGTTGAGTTGAAAATTAGCCCCGATCAAGTCCTGGCCATGGATGAGGTTATGTTTAAAGCAGTTTTACAAGTGTTAGGCGATCGAGCAAGGGAGCGTGTAAATGCCAGTAAACATCAGCGGCGTACAAGGCACGCTTAAAGCCATGCGCGAGTTCGATAACGATCTGTACAAAGGCATGAACAAACAGATTAAAGCTGCGATGTTACCGATCCGCGATAAAGCCCGGGGCTTTGCACCTGCTAATTCATCGATGCTAAGCGGTTGGACTAAAGCAGCTTCATCAACTGAAACAATTAACTACCGCGCATTTCCAAAATATGACCAGGCTGAAACTCAAAAAGGCATTACCTACAATCAAGGTGCTAACAAGAGAAATGCCGCAGGCTTCTCAATGACTCATTATGTGGCCAACAGATCAGCAGGTGGTGCAATTTATGAAACCGCTGGGCGTAAATCTGGGCCAGATGGTCAGCCAGCAGGTGGTAGAACTCTTGGCTATGCAGGTAAACGCTTTGGTGCAGGCCCGATTATTCCAGTTTGGGCTTCAGGAAAAGATATTAATACTTCTTTAAACCCAGAGGCAGGCAGGCAGTTTATTGCTAGAGCAAACGCCAATGGTGAATTGGTAAATGCTAGGCCACGACAACAAGGCCAGCGCGGTCGCGTATCTCGCATGAGTACAGGCCGCTTAATTTATAGAGCCTTTGCAGAGGATCAAGGCAGAGCAACGCGTGCGATTAATCTGGCTATTGAAAATGCGGTAAAGACTTTTAACACAACCAACACACAAGCCAAGTACACACTGGGGGCATAATGGCATCGTTAATTGTCTCGGCAGTAGCCAAGTGGAACGGCTCAGCTCTAAAAAAAGGCCAAAAGGATTTAACCTCTTTCCAGAAAACTACCCTTGCCTTAGCTAAGGCTTTTGCTGCAACCTTCGCGGCTCAAAAGATTTACGCATTTGGCAAGGCATCGGTCAAGGCATTTGCAGCTGATGAAAAAGCAGCCAAGTCTTTACAGGTAGCGCTTAAAAATACAGGCAACGGTTTTGCAACTATTGCCACTGAAGGTTTTATATCCAGGCTTCAGGATACTTACAAGGTTTTAGACGATGAGCTTCGCCCGGCATTTCAGACACTTTTGCAAGCCACTGGCTCACTTACTCAAAGCCAAAAAGGATTAGAGCTTGCTCTTAATGTTTCAAAAGGCACATCTAAGTCAGTACAAGAAGTATCGATGGCCTTGGCAAAGGCATACGGTGGCCAGACCACAGCGTTGAGTCGCCTTGGCGCAGGTTTAGATAAGGCAGTTTTGGCAAGCGGTGACATGGACAAAATCATGGCTTCGCTTACAGATCGATTTAAAGGCCAAGCGCTAGCTGCCACCAAAACCTATGCAGGTCAAATGGATGCTTTGGCTGTCTCATCGGCCAATGTTCAGGAGATCATCGGCAAAGGCATCCTCGACAGCATCGCGTTATTAGGTGGAGCAGACGGCATTACCAAGGCAACAGCTGAAATGGAGAAGTTTGCTCAAAGCTCATCCGATGCGTTGCTGGGCGTAGCCAGTTTGCTGGATAAGTTTAGAAACACTAAAACAGGTGGTTTCTTAACTGATGCTTTTAGCTCATTTATGAACAGTGGTTACTTGGCCAGTTTAGGTAAAGAGCAGCGTTTGAAAAATGCGCCTTATTCGCCAACATCGATGTACTTCACAACCGAGACAGCCGAGCGTGCCAAACTTTTTGCAACGATTAAAAAGCAAAACCTAACCGAAAAAGAAAAGCAGAAACTTACAGCTGCTGAGCTAGCCGCCAAAAAGAAGCAGGCAGAGTTAGATGAGTTAAAAAAGAAGTTCGATGTGGATCGGATCAACCTGGAGAAAGCCTTGGCTAACTCGACAGATGAGGCTGAAAAGGCTCGCATCCGCAGCTTGCTCACAATCATGGATGAGGATGCCAATAGCGCCGCTAAGCGCATGGCAGAGCTTGATATAGCCAATGCAGCCAAGATGAAAGCCGAACTAGCTGCTGCTGAGTCTTTACGCTACCTAGCAGAGCAGGCGGCCAAGGCAGGCAACAACATAGGCAACATGGGCAATCCAAGCGGGATCTATAACTACACCCCAGCCCAACCTTCATTTGTATATGGCGCAGGCAGCGTGCCTGATCTACCTGGTTTAAGCAATATGCCAGAACCAGGCAACCCACAAGGTATCTACGACTACAGCGCAGCTAACCCATCATTTACTTACAGCCCGCCTATGGTCAATAACATAACTATTAATACACCAGTTGGTAGTGAGGAAGCCCTTAGCGAGTCAGTGCAGCGAGTAATTCAAAAGTTGAACCGCATGGGCGATAACCTGTCATTTGCAGGGGCGCTGTAATGGCAGTACCTACCCTTAACGCGTTTATCAACTTCGGCACCGGGCCGAGTTTTGCCCAAGCCATGATTTTAGACCAGGGCATTTTGGGTACAAATGTTTTGGCAGATAACGCAGCTCTAATTGTTGATGTATCAGATCGCATCGATGCGCTAACTACGCGCCGCGGTCGCAACGCTGAAGCCGACCAATTCCAAACAGGCACTTGCTCACTGAGGATTGTCGATCAAAACGGCGACTTCAATTCAATGAACACATCGGGGCCTTTTTATGGCCTGCTTGATCCGATGCGTAAGTTGCAGATTACTGCAACACACAATGGCGTTACTTACCCAATTTTTAGCGGTTTCATTACTGGCTATCAAACGATCACCCCACAGGAGTCAAACGACAATGTGTCTTACTGTGTGATCTCAGCTGTAGATGCTTTTAGGCTTGCACAAAATGCCCAGATAACTATGGTTACAGGTACAAGCGCAGGCCAACTATCAGGCGCTCGCATTAATAACATCCTGGATCAAATCTCTTGGCCATCATCGATGCGCGATATAGATGCAGGTCAGACCACAGTGCAGGCAGATCCAGGCACACCACGCACAGCTCTAGCTGCTTGCCAAACCATAAGCACAAGCGAGTACGGCAGCTTTTATGTAGATGCCACTGGCTCATTTGTCTTTCAGGATCGAGCGCTAACCTCATCAAGCGTTGCAGCTACCCCTACAGTTTTTACCGATGATGGATCGGCTGGGCTTCTTTACTTCGATGCTGCGTGGGTGCTAAACGATGTGCTGGTTTATAACCAGGCAAACATCACAAGATCGGGCGGCACTACCCAGCAAGCCACCGACTCAGCCAGTATTGCTAAATACTTCTTGCACAGCTACACCCAGACCGATCTGCTCATGGAAACCGATGCGGTGGCTTTGGACTATGCCCGGGCTTATGTGGCAAGCCGAGCCGAAACCTCAGTGCGATGCGATGCAATCGTTTTGGATTTATACACAGAAAACTATGATGCTGGTATAGCAGCTGCTCTTGGCCTTGATTACTTTGACCCCATCACCGTTACGACCACACAACCTGGTTCAACAACCCTTACAAAAACCCTGCAAATTTTTGGTGTGGCTATGACGATTAACCCCAATAAATGGCGCGTAACATTTACCACATTAGAACCCATAAGCGACAGCTTCATTTTGGACAGCAGCCAATATGGGA